AATCCCAATGCGACCGCCGCCGCTCCAATTAGAATCGGAATCGCTAGAGCCAAAACATCGAGAGCCGTAAATGCGGCCACTGCTTCCCAGACGGTCGTGATGAGGGTTCCAAGGCTGAATAGAAGTTTTCCCGTCGTGAAGATGGCCGAAATGGTTCCAAGAACAACGGCGATTTTCTCCAGACCACCAAAAGCATTGATAAAGTGCCCAATTGAAACGGCGGCTTGAGTGAGCACCTTCCAAGTGATTTCGACGTAGCGTGCAAGCCCCTGAAAAACGAAACTGATCTGCTCCACGATACGCACGCGGTTTTGCGCGACAAACGCATTGAATTTTACGAGCAGCGCTTGAATGGTCGGAATAAGTCCGATCCCTAGAGCATTTCGCAAGCCTTTAATGGCAAGCTCGGACTCTTTCACGGTGTCGTTGAATTTTGCTGACATGATGGCTTGCGCCTTCGTCAGAATTGTCCCGTATTCATCGGCCTTTCTACCGGCCTCATCAATGGCCGCTGATCCTTGGGAAAGAAATGGAATGAGCTTTCCGCCGGCGCGACCGAAAAGGTCCATTGCGAGTGCGGCCTTCATTGGTCCACTAGGCATCGACTCGAAACGGTTAGAAATTAGGCGTAATGCTTCGTCGGTTGTCGGAAGCCGACCGTGAAAACTATTGAGGTCAATGCCTGCGCGACGAAGCGAGCGGCCAGCATCAAGGGAACCTTGCTGAGTTGCCACCATCTGGCGAGATAGATTTCCAAGCCCCTGACTGAGTTCCTCCCCGGAAATGCCGGCAAAAGATGCGGCAGTTTGGAGTCTTTGAAGCTGTTCAACCCCCATCCCCAAGCGAGTAGCGGTTTTGAGCGCTTCTTCACCCGCATCCGCTGTAGTTTTCGCGAAGCCAAAGAGCGTCGCCGAAGCGCCTGCCATTGAAATGGCGAGCGTTCCAAGCGAAGATTTTAGGCCTTCGATTCGGTCGTCAACTTTCTTGAATTTGGAGTCGTCGAACTCCAGACCTAATTTTGCGAAAAGTTCTCTTACAATCATCGCTCTACCTCGCGGCTTTCGCCTGTTTCTCCTCCGCGTGCCGTCTTGCCTCTAGGTCAAGATCAAGCGCTTCGTTTGCATCAAGGAGATCGGTAAGCGACCAATTCGTTTCGATCTCCGTAAGCGTTGCCATTCCCGAGATGATGACCCTCCATACAGGCCAATTCAGGTGCTCGGGGACTCGGATGCCGGTTGCTTCGCCACGCCTGCGAGTCCGACGAGACTGGCGAATTCTGAAAAAAAATCTTTGTACTGAAACGCGATCACTTGGCCGACTACTTTAAACATCAGCCCAATGCGTCCCTGGAAATGAACATCGAAGTAGTCATTGCCAACGTCTCGCAGCGATCCTTTTTTGTCGTAGACCTGCACGGACTCCAGAAGCTCTTTGACCAGCGAAAGCGTGTCGTTTTCATCGAGCTTTGAGGCGAGAATTCCAACGGCCTCGGCAATCAGTTCGTTTGAAGTAGCTGCATCGTTTTTCTTTGCCGCTGATCCAGCCGAGATCATTTTGGAAATGGGTTCGCCCGCGACCTTCAAAAGCCGCGTGAAAATCTTCGTGCCTTTCGTTGCCGAAAATTGACGAATCTTGTAGCGCTCCCCACCGATTTCAAAATCTTCATCCGTCCGCATTAGTTACCTCCCGCAAAGATCAAGAGGTTGTCGGTCTGGAGAATCCATTCCCGCTCAGTCACGTCTTCGTCGAACTCGATCTTTGGATATTTCACGATGTAAGCTTGCTCGGCGGACACCAGAGTTCGACCGCTCACGTCCTTCAAGATAAATGGTTCGAGGCCACCGTTATTGAGTTCGTCCGCTGCCGCAAATGCCGAGAGCACGTCGTTTGAATCACTCGTAGGTTGAAGCTTGAGATGAATTTTTCCGGATTTGGAAATGGACTTCGAGCGAGTGCCTTCGCCATTCACCCCGGAGGTGTAGTTGTAGGCATCTTCGTCGCGCTCGATCTCGATGAAGGAGCCCTTCACGAATCCTCCGAGAGTTCTGCCCCCGAAGGATGCAACGACTTGGTTTGGGTCGTATGTTTTCATTTTAAGAGTCCTCCTTTAGACTGAAACGTATCCGTTGATTTTGACCTCGCCGACGGCGCCCGCGAGCGTGAAGCTGAATTGACCATCCGGTAACAAACGGTCGGCACGATCTTGAGAGGCGATGGTCGAAACTTTTGGAAAGCTAACGTTGTAAGGCGGATCTTTCGCGATCCCGCCGACACGCACACCACGATCAAGCTGCGCCCGAATCACGGCCTCGATGGTTGCAACGCCGGCGTCGGTATAAGGAATCTTTTCGACGCTGATAAGAAGCGCGAAAATGTTCTCTTGAATTTGGGCTTCAACCCAATCAATAAGACGGGTGTTGTCGATCCAATCGCCTTGCGCGACCTTTCCTTTTTGAACGACATCGACACCGGCGACGGTGACGTAGTAGTTCACGTTTTTTGCATCGAGGTTTGCAATTTCAGTATCGGTAAGGTTGTCCGCTGTAATTCCGACAAGGGTTGCGTATCGCCAAGACTCGGAGCCCGGAGCATTCGGAAGTTTTCTTCCGGCCCATGCAGCCTCGGGACCGTCGGCTTGATCTCCGCTCCAGAAAAGCGAACTGCGTCGGTAATTTTTTTGTTTGAGTGCGCTTCCAACATCGGTCGTGGAAGTTGTTTTGACGTCGGAATCAGACGTGCAAGCCAAGAAGATTTTCTTTTGTGTTTCGATATAGGAGGCCGCTTGCAGAATTTCCGATGCCGAACGCGAAGTCAGGATCAGGCAATACCAAGTGTTATCGGTTTGCTGGAGGGTTTGAATGTCATCTTGAACGCCGTGACTTGCTGTAGTCGCGGCGATTGCAAGATTGTTGCTCGCTGTAATTGAAAATGCGACCCCCGGGTGATCTGAAGTCACAATCAGGGTCGTTGTTCCCGATGCGGTAACATTCGCAGCTTCCGCGCCACCGTTAATTGCAGCGATCAGGGCGGCGACAATTTCCGATGCCGTTGCATCGGCATCTGAGGTAATTGAGTGTTCGGTGCCGTTAATCGTGACGGTGTATTGCGTAGTATCGACAACCGTTGGTGTCAGCGTGCTTACTTGCGCGACAGCCGCGTCACGCTTTCCGATCATAATTTTGTCGGGAACGAGGGACTGACTAAAAAGGGCCAGCGCCCATTTATATTCAAGATCGCTTTCGTCGAAATCTTCCGCGACACTGTCCATGTCGGTATAGCTACGAACTCGATCACCGAAGGCTGCCGAACTTCCTAAGACGAGCGGAACGCCAAAGCCCGCTTGCGTGACAGTTTGGTTTCCCCTTGTGATTTGAATATTGATAATTTGTTTTAAGTCCATAAAGTGGTTCTCCTTCTAATGAATGGTTTCGCCCTCGCCGGTGATCTGATTTTCCAAATCAACTTCGCCAATCGTTCCGAGTTGGACTTCTTGGCCCATCACGCACCCAACGGTGAGGTCGAACTGCACGCGAGGTTCAAAGTTGGTTTCGAGCGCTTGGCTCACGTCTTGAGGGTCGGTCCAAGTTCTGATTGCGATTCCGTTATTGGAATTGATGTCGGTGACCTGAGGGTTTTGCGTAGAATTAAGAAGGGTCGCCGCAATATCCATTGCGGTTGCGCCGTAGATATTTATCGACACGACAAGTGAGCGCTGACCGACGATCTCAAAGCTGTCATCCGTCGTATGATTGATGTCGTCCCATCCCCCCACGCGAGGCCCGGTTATCATTTTTAGGCCGACATAAGGTCGCGGCGGACGTGGGGCATTCTGTTCAAGCCATACGACTTGTCCGGCAGGCACGCCCGGCGATAGCACCCCAGAAACCCAAGAAAAGATTGCTGACTTAACTTGAGCGACGGTCATCATGAACCACCGCCGTGTTCGTTCATTCGTTGAAGCAGAGATTTGAAGTAAGGAAGATCAACGCCTTGCCAGCGTTCAACGGAGCGCACGAGAAACTTCACCGAATCGAGTGTTACGATGTCGGCAGGTCGAAGACCGTTTTCTGAGGCGGGCTTCAATTCGATTTCAGTAAAAAAATTGTAAGACTCTTTGTTCCGTTCGTTTTCTGGAAGCAAGAGTGATTCGCGCGGCGATAGAGGCTGAACGGAACCAATGACTTGAATGGGCTCGGTGAACGGCGGTTGATAGTTTCCATCAACGTAAGCACCATCTGCCAAGGCTCGATCA